TTTGAATTTGTAACTGCTATTCAAGAACTGCAAATCTTCTGGGGCAGACCTTCCCCAACATCGCAAGGAACTGGCGCGGGTGACGGGCAGAGACCGGATATAAGGCCGCAAATGTGATAAAGATACAGCACGAAAGTCTGTTAAATGTTAAGCAAGATATAAAGCCGCTACTTGAGGAACACTGGCGGCTTGTTGCGTTAAATCAGGGCAAGATAAAATTAAACCCTGATTGGAAGGAATACTCTAGGTTGGATACGGCAGGGATATTAAAGATATTCACTGCACGAGATAATGGTAAGTTGGTTGGTTATTTTGTCTTGGTAATCAATAAAAGTATTCACTATCAAGATCACTTTTTTGCGGTAAATGATGTTGTGTTTGTTTTGCCTGATAGCAGGGCCGGTGCAACTGGTTATAAATTAATCAAGTATGCAGAAGAATATTGTCGAGAGTCTGGCGTTTCTTTGATGATGATAAATACAAAGGTACACATTCCCTTTGATAAACTTATGCTAGGCATGGGCTTTGATTTAATAGAGCGCGTCTATTCAAAATTTTTAGGAAAGTAAAATGGCAGTAGCATTAATAGCAGGTTTAGCTTCCGTTGCTGGGGCAGTTATTGCCCAATCAAGTATAAACCTATTTGTTGCGTTTGCTATAGGCGCTGGTCTGTCTATGGTTTCAAGGGCGTTGGCCCCTTCCTTAGATGTGGGTAGCCAACTTTCTGGGCTTTCAACTACCGTTAGAGACCCTGCGGCTAGCAGAAAAATAATTTATGGACGGGCAAGGGTTGGCGGTACTATTGTCTTTATAGATACGACCGGAGACGATAACGAATATGTCCACCTTGTTATCGCAATCGCTGGTCATGAGATTGATGCGTTTGAGGAAATATATTTCAACGATGAGAAGGTCTGGGACAACGGAAACTTTGTCTCGCCGTGGTCAAATTATATTCACTTTGGGCTTCACGATGGGTCGCAGACTGAAGCAGATTCGACTTTGGTTTCTGATTCTACAAAATGGACTGCAGATCATAAGCTATTAGATACGGCCTACATTTACGCCAAACTAGAGTGGGATAATGAGCAGTATTCAAACGGCCTCCCTAATATCTCTGCACTAGTCAGAGGCAAGAAAGTTTACAACCCATCAAACAGCACAACTGAGTGGTCGCAAAACCCAGCCCTAATTGTGCGTGATTACCTGCTCGACTCAAAATACGGCCTAGCAGAGTCAGCTTCTAATATTAACTCTGACGCTCTGGAATTAGCACAGGAAGTTTGCGATGAAGACGTAGACCTTGAGGCAGGTGGAACGCAAAAGCAATTTACTTGCGATGGAGTCATTGATACCGGAACTTCACGGCAAGCCAATATCGAAGGGTTGTTGACTTCGATGGCAGGAAGGCTAATACATTCAGGCGGGGAATATTTTATATCGGCTTCTAAGTATGTTGCGCCGACAGTGACTATTGATGAATCTGTGATGGTTGGGGCTATGCAGATAAAGACAAAGCAGAGTAGGCGTTCTTTGTATAACGGCGTGAAGGGAGTATTTAACAGCGAGGACGATAAATACCAGACAGCAGATTACCCGCCTGTAATATCAAGCAGTTATAGCGTTGAGGATGGCGACCCGATATATCTGGATATGCCGTTAGCATTTACCACAAACCATGTAAGGGCGCAAAGGATAGCCAAGCGCGTCTTGTTGCAGTCTCGCCAGCAAGCGCAGATTATTGTGCCGTGCAATCTCGCCGCTTTAAAGTTTAAAGCTGGTGATACGATTATGGTAACTAACCAGAAAATCGGCTGGTCATCAAAAATATTTGAGGTAACCGGCTACAACCTAGACATATCCCCCACTGGTGGGCTAGTTGTAAACGTAGACGCAATTGAGACATCTTCAACAATATACGACTGGGAGAAAGAAGAAGAATCTGTATATCTTGGCGGCGGTGAAGTTGATATATACGATGGGAAAGCGGTTCCTCCAACCTCTGTACAAGCATCTGCCGAAACATACATAAACGGCGACGGCATGCCGATGCCGCAGATTGGCGTTAGCTGGATAGCTTCTGCCGACGCTTTTGTTGATCATTATATTGTAGGCTGGAAACAATCAACAGATAGCAATTACAAAACTGCAACAACTACCGGCACATCCTTTGACATTCAGGGGATTAAAAACACAAGCGCAAAAACTTACAATGTTTATGTTCGATCTGTAAATAATGCAAACTCCCCCAGCGCGATAGTGAATGCCGCAGATGTTGCTATACCGGCAAGAAGCGCAACAGATATCAGAATATTTGCAGGTAATGAAAACGAAGGTGCCGCAGGGTTTACCGTTGACGGAGAAGGCCACGTTACCGCAAGAAACATCACCATTTATAGGAATGATGGGAGCGTTTTCTTTAGTTCTTCAGATGGCTTTACCGATGAGGCTCTAACGCAGATATCTAGCGTGACCGGAACATCTGTCACAACTATTGCAGATACTTTAGATAATGATGCCGACGTTGAGACTATTGTTTTAGTTGATGAGACCGATCTAACCGTAAAAGCAAAACTGAACAGCGCCTTTTTTGGAAGTTCTACAGTATCTGGTGCTGACGCTCTTTCAGATATTCCTGAGAATTTTACTATAAAGATTCTCTACAAAGAGCAAAGCGCAGGAAGCTATACGCAGTTAGCAAGCCAGGCTTATACCAGAACAACCGGAACGCCTACGTCTACTCAGTATCAGGCTGACACTTCTGTGTTTGAGTTTGGGTCAGAGTTAAACGCATACGCTTACATAACTAGATCACTTGGTAGCGTTGATGCTGATGGATTTACCATTCTGACTGCAACCCTTGACGATCTTGCAGGCTCTGTGTCTGGGACAACCTATCTATTTAAAACAGAGATAAGCACTACAGACACAAGCTACAATACCAACGACAATCACGTTGACTCTAACGCTCAGAGAATAATATCTATCACCTCTGCTGGAACTAGGTTTTATGTAGAAAACGGTACAGGCTCACAAGGCATACCAGAAGGCGATATAACGGCGGTCAATGCCGGAACTAACCTAACGGGTGGCGGCACTTCTGGGGACGTTACGCTTAACCTAGACAGCACTATATCCGGCAACCATACGTTTAGTAATAACCTGATTATCTCTGGCGACCTGACGGTTAACGGAACTACCACCACTATCAACACAACTACGCTGGACGTTAAAGATAAAAACATTACCCTAAACTTTGGCGCGGGCGATACTTCTGCTTCTGCTAATGGCGCAGGTATTACCATTCAAGACGCGGTAAATTCTACAACTGACGCGACGATCTTGTGGGACGCGACAAACGATGAGTTTGACTTTAGCCACGCGGTAACGATTCCATCACTTAGCCTGTCAGGTGCGCTCACCACTACCAGCACAATTGATGGTCGTGACGTAGCCACTGACGGCACTAAGCTAGACGGTATAGAAGCTAATGCAGATGTAACAGATACTACTAATGTTACAGCCGCTGGTGCTTTGATGGACAGTGAGGTTACTAACCTAGCACAAGTTAAAGCCTTTGACTCTGCTGACTACGCTACTGTTGCACAAGGCACAACTGCTGATGCGGCACTCCCTAAAGCGGGGGGTGCTATGACTGGGCCTATAACCACTAATAGCACGTTTGATGGGCGAGACGTAGCCACTGATGGAGCCAAACTAGATAGCATAGAAGCCAGCGCAGATGTGACTGACACAACTAATGTAGTAGCCTCTTTAACCGCAGGAACCAATATAACGATTGCCTCTGATGGTACTATTTCAAGCACTGCTTCAGGTGGCGGCAATGAATCATTAGCCCAAACTTTAGCTATTGGTAACACTACCGGCGGGAACAATATAAGTTTTGATGATGATGATATCGCGCAATTTGGTGATAGTAATGATCTAAAGATTTTTCACAGTGGCACTCTGTCTTATATCCAAGACACAGGCACTGGCTCGCTAAACATTGAGACCAACGGGACGCACATTAACCTTCGTGGCGGGGCTGGCAACAATGACATGGCCAAGTTTGAAAGCAACGGCGGTGTTCAGCTATTCCATTCAGGCTCAGAAAAGCTAGAGGTCACATCTACTGGAATAGACGTTACTGGAACAGTCACCGCAACTGGTGGGAACTCTACTAACTGGAATACAGCCTATAGTTGGGGAAATCACGCTACTGCTGGTTATTATCCTGCAAGCAACCCTGATGGCTTTACAGCAAACACAGGCGACATCACTGCGGTTGTAGCTGGGACTGCCCTGTCAGGTGGTGCTACTAGCGGCTCTGCAACTCTTAATGTAACCGATAATGGCATTGGCGCGACACAGCTCAATGTATCAGGTGACGGAACGTCTGGTCAGGTGTTAGCGTCTGATGGCGATGGGTCGTTCTCTTGGGTAGCACAGTCTGGCGGTGGTGGAGGAATATCCTTAACTGATCTTTCTGCTACAGTTGCATCTGCTGGCACAGCTAACCTAGCTTACAATAATACTAATGGCGTGTTTACTTATACCCCGCCTGATCTATCAACGTATTTGACAGCCTCTAGCACAGCGACCCTGACCAACAAATCAGGCAACATCTCGCAGTGGACTAACGATTCTGGGTATACCACTAACACCGGCGATATTACTGCTGTGGTTGCAGGTACAGGTCTATCAGGTGGCGCTACCAGCGGCTCTGCCACCCTGAACATAGACTCTACTGTTGCAACTTTAACTGGAACGCAGACCCTGACGAATAAGACGCTAGAGTCTCCAACCATTACAAGCACAAGCGGCACTAATGCCTGGCAGATGTCGGTAGATGGCTCAGACAATCTTGTTTTTGCATATAACGGGACAAATGTTGCAAAAATAGATACGACTGGAGCCTATAGCCAAATTACTGCACAGAGTACCTTTACGGTGACTGAAGGCAGTGATCTGTTTACTTCTGCCGCCTACTACGGTTTCCGTGAAGAGCGCAACCCAGATGTTGGCTCTGTATCGCCTACCAGCCTTACAGTAGATAGTAAATCACATCCTATCCGCGATGCTTACCGTCGATGCGACAGAAGCGGTGGCGTAGATGATGACTCTACTTCTGCATTCTGGTTTATTATTTACAACGCATCAGATGGCACAGTTCCTGCTGACGATTGGTTTACCTCTTTAGACGTTGATATCACGGGCGGCACAGTAAATTTGACTCAATCTTCCGCTACTATCTTTTCCACAGGGACAGGGTCTAGTGGCCGCAAAGAATGGCGCTGGTTCTCGGATGACTTTTCTTCTGGAGATTTAACAAACTTTGCGTCTAAGTGGGATGGTTCTGGAACCTCAGGCGTAACAATAAACGAGTAGAGATATGGCTATTACCCTAACATACGACACCCCCTCTGATGGCCAGCTTAGAATATCTGGCACTTATTCCCATGACTCAGGGTCAGGCGACTTTAGTTGCCCTATTGTTTATAATGGCGAGGCAATGGATTTGGTAACCACCGAATCAAGAACTAAACTTACTATCCAAGAATCAATAGATTCTGACTTACAATAACTGGAGCAACAAATGAAAATTTTATTTCCAATCGTTTTATTGGCCCTAGCTGGCTGTAACACCTTCAACGGCGCTATTGATGGGTCGCAAGAGATTGTCACCAGCACTGTAGACTCAGCACAGACTATGGTTACCGATACCGCTAAGGGTATAGGCAAAGGCTCTGCAACTGCTGTCGAAGGAATTGCTAAAGACATCCGATCAGCATCTGAGTGAATAGAAGGGCTTCTGAATGATCGACCCGATAACAGCGATTAGTATAGCGACCAATGCTTTTGGCACTATACAGCGCATGGTTAAGGCTGGGAAGGGAGTAGAAGATACTCTCTCTCAGTTGGGTCGGTGGTACGGAGCCGTTGCTGATCTCAATGAGCATAAGCGCAGGGCAGAAAACCCGCCTCTCTTCAAACGAATTATTGCTTCTAAAAGTGTTGAGCAGGAAGCAATGGAGATATACGCGCACGAAAAAAAGATCAAGCAACAGGAAGCAGAACTCAGAGAACTGCTGATGTACACCTATGGCCCAGACGGCTATAAAGAACTGGTGGCACTCAGACGCAAGATCAAAGACCAGAGAGAGAAGACTGTTTATCTACAGGCTAGGAAGCGCAAGGCATTCTTCTGGAATAGCATTCAGATCGCAGGAATAGCTGTACTTGGATATGCTGTTTATTTTTTATTTGCACTAATATTAGGAGCCATAAATGGCAACGGTTAAGGAAGCACTTTTGAAGCTGGAGGCCCATGAGCGTGAATGCTCAGTAAGAATGCATGCTATTGAGGAAAAGTTTGCCCGTATCGAAAAGCGACTTGATGATGGCTCTGCTAAGTTTGACCGTTTTGATTTGGTGGCTAGAGGCATGTATGTCTTGATTATCGGCCTATATTGTATGGAGAAAATATACTAATGCTTAAGCTATTACTTGGCCCTATTGCAGAATTAGCGGGTGGGTTCCTAAAGAACAAGGCTGATCAGGCGAAAGCAAAGCACGAAGCCAAAATGAACGTGATTCAGAATGATGCTGACTGGGAAGCTAAGATGGCTGACGCTTCTGCTAATAGCTGGAAAGATGAGTTCTGGACTATTGTGTTAGCGGTGCCAATCTTTATGGTTGGGTATGCGATAGTAGTTGGTGACATGACTGTAGTGGATAGAGTTAAAGAAGCATTTGCGGCTCTTAATGATCTGCCAGAGTGGTATCAATATCTTTTGTTTGTGGCCATCTCAGCCAGCTTTGGCATCAAAGGCGCAAGCAAACTAATGAACATGAGGAAATAGAAATGGCTAAAGCTGTGAAGAAAAAAGAAGACTCAGAAGAACCAAAGAACTATTTTAAGCCTAAAGAACTGGCTTGCAAGTATACCGGCGAGCATGGCTTTGACTTAGAGTTTCTGGCCAAGCTGAATGCTATCCGAGAAGAGTGCGGGTTTAGCTTTGCGCTGTCTTCCGCTTACAGGAGTCCACAGCACCCCATAGAGGCTCGTAAAGAGGTCCCAGGCGCGCATTCGACCGGGAAAGCGGTAGATATACTAGCCAGCGGAGAAAAGGCCTTAGAAATCGTTAGAGTGGCTCAGAAGCATGGAATACAAAGAATAGGGATACAGCAGAAAGGTGGTGGTAGATTCATACACTTAGATGCTTGCACTGAAGAAGATGGCTTCCCTTGCCCTGCGATATGGTCATATTAGCGGACACAAACTACTATCTTTTGTCCGGAGCCCCTTGATTGGGGCTTTTTATTGCATAATAATAAACAAAAAGGTTTACTTTATTGTAGATTGGGGGTATCGTATTACCTCAATCAATGAATAAAGGTATTAGTTATGAAAGTCGCAATAAATTTTTCAGTGGAAGTTGATGAACATCAAGTTGAACTATATATGCAGAAGCGGAATTTAATTCAAGAAGAGACTGTCCGCGAATTTGTCAAGTCACATATGCGTGCTAGTGCTGTCGGCTGTTTCGAAGAAGCTTTGGCGAATGAAGGTTTGTGGACAGTAGTGGGGATATACAAATGAAAATTAATCAATGCTGTCTTAAAAGTCTTGATAGAAACCTAGAAAAGCGTGAGGAAATCGCGCTTGCTAGAAAAGAGTTCCTTCTGGCAATGTTTCTGCTCGGAATCCTGTTATTCACCGGGGAAATGATTTACGTTGACTGCATAGAAAGGGGGATTTGCTAATGAGTTTAGATTACTTCACGGTTTGGAATAATGGCCGATTAGTCGCTGACTACCCAACATGGGAAAAAGCAATGGATGCCGCCAAGACTTTGCATATCGCATTTCCCGAAAATAAAATTGAAATGGAACGCATAGAAAAGGAGGACTCCTCCAGCCCTATCAGATACACCAGATACCTCTAGTCGCAATATTGCCCCTTCGGGGGCTTTTTTTTGATCGCCGATTTATCAACGATTCCAATATTTTTTTTGATCGCCGATTTATCAACGATTCCAATAAATAAATAAACAAAAAGGTTTACTTTATAGTGAATTGGATGTATCGTTACACCTCAATCAATAAAAAAAGGTATTAGTTATGACAGATTACAATGGCTGGACAAATAGGAATACTTGGCTCATTAACCTTTGGTTCGGTGACATGATTCGCGAACAGTTAGAAGAAGATGCCGCGACTTCGGCAGAAATGCTAGAAGGCATGGTCATGGACATCATCTATGAAGAAATCAAGTTATGCTCTTTGATGCTTCGTGATTTTGTGGACTTCGATGGAATCAACTGGGGCGAAATATGGGAACATCATTGTTTAGAAGTTTTCTATGGGGAGGCTTCTTAATGATTGACCCGTCAACGATAAATGATCTTAATGATTTTGATCGTGGTGAACTTGACTGTCTTTACGGTTACAGTTCACTGCAAGATCAATCACAGTCTTACTATGATGGATATGGTAAGCAATATGCAATAGAACAGACCGTAGGAGGTCAAACAAATGAACCTGAGTAAAGAAGTCTGGCAGACTCTATCTGCTATTGATGTTTCCGATCACATAGAAAAGAAAGGGAGCTTGTCATACCTGTCGTGGGCTTGGGCTTACGGCACTATGATGGAGCATTACCCTGAACTGCATTATTCTTTTGAAATTGACAAGTGCGCCGACACTGGGACTGTAGAAGTCAGTTGCGTAGTTCACATTCACACTGGCGGCGAGCAAGATCAGGTGATGATGCGCCATATGTGGCTACCTGTCATGGACCATAGAAACAAGGCAATACCCAACCCTGACAAGTTTGCAATCAATTCTAGCAAAATGCGTTGCTTGGTTAAGTGCTTCGCAATGTTCGGCCTCGGGCATCACATATATGCTGGTGAGGATATCAACCCAGTGGTAGCCAACGCGATAATCAATGACTTCCAAGCAAAAGAACTCAAGGAAATGCTCCATGAGTGCGATGCTGACGTTGGGGCATTCTGTACTCACTTCAAATGCGAAAATCCTAACAAGCTTCTAGCCTCGCAATTTGACAGGGCTATGCACGCTTTGCGTAACAAGCGAAGGACTGAAGCATGATTATCTTAGAGCATGAACAGGGCACTGATGAATGGTTTGCCGCTAGACTGGGCAAGCCTTCAGCCAGTGGCTTTGGCCGTCTTATCACTCAAACAGGAAAGCCGTCTACTCAGTCTCGTAAATACATAGCGCAGTTGGTAGCGGAAACTATTCGCGGCTGTGGTGAGCCTGTCTATGTGAATGAGTGGATGCAAAGGGGTAATGACCTAGAGCCTGAAGCGCGCGAAGCCTATGAATACATATCTGGGAATGAAGTCATAGAGACTGGATTCATTGTTACCCCAGAGTTCGCATATGGGTGTTCTCCTGATGGGCTGATATCTGATGAAGGAGGTCTTGAAATCAAATGCCCTGCGCCCACAACTCACGCCGAATATATGATGAACCCGCAGGAAGGGGTGAAAAGATATTGGCAACAGATTCAAGGCTGTATGTGGATTACCGATAGGCAATGGTGGGACTTCTTTGCTTATCACCCAGAGATGCCGCATGTTCTAGTGCGGGTTGAACGCGATGATGAATACATCGCCAAACTGGCCGCTGAAGTTAACTCGGCGGTTGAAGAAATAGCAAACCAAGTGGAGAAGCTAAAATGAAAGTAGGAATCAATGTTCGTGTGGATGTCACAAAGATCGACAAGTCTAGACTGTATAAGGGAGCCAAGGGTACTTACCTTGACCTGACTACTTTCGTGGATACCGATCAGCAAGATCAATATGAGAATAACGGGTTCATCAGTCAGGCGACAACCAAAGAGGAAAGGGAAGCTAATGTTCAGACCCCGATTCTAGGTAACGTCAAGGTATTCTATACCGATGGTCAGGCTTCTGCACCAGCGCAGTCTCAGGCTCCTGCAAAGCAAGCAGACGAGCCAATTAACTTCGATGAAGATATTCCGTTTTAGAAATAAAAAGCCCCTCTTTCGAGGGGCAAACCATAGGAGGTTGCGGATCGGGGGAACCCGCCAAGCCAATATAGCACAGGAAACTATGACGATGGAATTAATTCATGCAGGCGATTGCCTTAAAAAAGCGCAAAGAAACAAATCAGTGACTAGCAGGGAACTTGCTAGAATAGCTAATACATCTCCACAGCAAGTCATTCGGTGGAGGTCTAACGCCAATATCAAGCTACATACCTTGCAGGTAATATGCTTGTCGTTAGATATGACTATAGAAGAATTCATTTCCCTGTAAAACAGATAAACAAAAAAGTTTACTTCTGTGAATAAGACAGGCATCATTTAAAAAGTGATTGGGCTTGGGGCTGACGAACTCCTTAGATAAAACGTCAGAGCGTGGTTGACCCTCCAGACATGGCCTCTGCGATAACTCGGTAGTTATCAAAGAATAGGTTGGATATCCGATACAGTCACGAATTTACCGCTGAGTCGTTCAAACCCTCAGTATTTTATTTCACTCATGTGAAAGGGTTACGTTCAACTCAAAAAAATATAAAAAATATAATTTATCAATCAACAGGTGAGGCTTGCCGAACCATAGGAATACATTATGAAAAACTACATTATCAAATGTACTGCTGTTATTGCTGAAACTCGAGAATACATAGTTCAGGCTAATAGCGAACAAGAAGCTTGTGACAGAGTGTTAAATTCAAATGGTCAGGAAAAGGCTAACATATCAACTTACCATCTTTATTATGGAACTGAGGATAGTCTTTATCATTGTCACGCGAGTCCTATAGGCGAAATGGGTGACGAAGATGCTAGAGGGTTTCTAGGGGAGGAGTACATTGAAAATACGTCTAAGTAAACAGGACGCTCATACCTGCCAACTAATGGGAGCAGATACTGTCAAACTTTGTGAGATGCAGGGCTTTGCCCCTAGGCTCGAAAACAAAAGACAGTCCAGAGTAGAGGCCAATGTCTACGGATTCAAGGCTGAGTTCGCTGTCGCTAGATTGTTCCACATGGAACTGCCGACAATTAACGTGGCAACTGATGGCGGTGTTGACCTTTGGTTTGATGACTTCACTATCGACGTCAAATTCACGAATGATGAATATGGAAAGCTGATATTCGACAATATGGAAAAGTTCAAATCACAGATAGGTATCCTAGTCGGTAAAACATCAGACCCCAACGTCATGCGAGTTAATGGCTGGATGGACAGAACCAACTTCCAGAAAGCTTGTCATTCTAAAGACTTCGGCTATGGTAATAGGCTCTACTTGCAACATGACGAGCTGTTACCGATAGAAAACTTGTGGGCTAGATTACAACAACACAGATTCCAATAGGAGGAATTTATGATACTCAACGACAAAACCAACTGGCAACCAGAACAGAAAGATATCATTGCTTGGGAGCGTGCATTTCCTAAGATAGATGTTCATCAAGAATTATCCGCTATGGAATCATGGTGTGACGCAAATCCATCCAAACGCAAGACAGCCAAGGGTATCAAGCGATTCGTCAATGCTTGGTTAACTCGCGCTCAAGATCGTGGCGGTTCCCCACAGCATTTGCGCTCTGGAAAAACAGATTCCCTCCGCTCTAAGACTGTAGATATGCAGATGGCTGACATTAGCTGGTTATCCGGTGACCAATACCTAATGATGAAGCAACATTACTTATCAAAGTTCGGTTTTTATTATGATGGGGAGATCAAGAATGCATAAGAACGCAACCAGATATGTTGAGTTTAGAGGCGATCACCCTCACTTTGAAAGCGGAAAGGAATACAACTACGTTCAGTACGCAGAAGGCGCTACCCGTTTCAATAAAGAAAACATTCAGAGCATTGCTGATGATTTTAGAATTAATGTTGAAGATGTGAAGCCCACTGTCAAGCCTGCAACTGTCAAAGGAAGGCTGTATGGCAGTCCGTTCTGTACTCCTGAGCATTTGCGCCCAGTTAGAATGTGCGGGCAACTCCCAGGTTTCGGAGGAAAAGGATTCACCAAAGAGCGGCGCGAAAGAATACAGTTCCAGCCAAGACTTGAAAACAAGAAAGAAAGATTGTCGGCTGATTGGTTGAGGAGAAAGCTATGAGTCAGGGAGATCACTATTCTGTATTCAACCCGCAGGAACTAGAGGCAAAACTCCCGTTCATTATGAAGGCCATAAATGGCTGGGACTTTTCAAGCGGACTTGTTATCAAGATTGAGCGATACCAGAACCCTAGAAGTATATCGCAGAACGCTCTGTTTCATGTCTGGTGTAGAACAATGTCTAAACATTTCATAGAAAAGATACCGACAGCGACACCTGAAAATATGAAGCTAATGATGAAGAATAGATTCTTGGGCACAGAAGATATAAAGGTCGGGAAAGAAATCATAAAAGGTCAGGTCAAGCACAGTTCATCGCTCACCAAAGGCGAGATGGTACACTTTCTTGATAACGTGTATCATTGGGCGCACAACCATGATTTGATTCTGGAGTCAGACGCTGACAGTGAATACCAGAAGCTGAAAAGACAACAGGATGAATGATGTCAAAAGTTGACCCTAGAATACTTCTTGAGTTTGCCAGAACAGACAGACAGAAAGAAGTTCTGAACGCTGTAATATCTGAAGGCTCTCATATAAAGGCAGGGAAAGTAGCGAACTGTAGCCGACAGGTCGTAGATAGGATGGTCAAGAATCTTGAGTTATCGGCGGCAACTCAGGGGGTCGCACCTCATAGAGACTTGACACATCAGACAGCGGAAGGGTTTCAAGCAAAACGCATATCTACCGCGTACAAAGAAGATGGCTCTGTAGCTTTGCAGTGGGTTATCCAAGAGCCTGAGAAAAGAAGCTTAAAAGCCAAGGTCGACGCTATTGCTGAAGGCCTAACCGATAATCTTTCTAGTCTCAAGAAACCCGCAAAACTACCTAAAATGGTAGATTCTGATCACTTGGCTATGTATATGATAGGCGACCACCATTTCGGGATGCTGGCAGACTCAGAAACCAAGATGGATGATGATGACTGGGATGTGAAAATAGCTACACAGATTCTTCTGGACGCGACTAGCAATCTTTCTGACAGGGTAGGTCCTGCGGAAATAGGCGTTCTGCTGAACGTGGGTGATTTCTTTCACGCTGATTCTAGCAAAAATACAACAACAGCTGGCACGATGGTTGATGTTGATACTAGGATAGGAAAGACATTCAGGCTTGCTGGAAGATTGTTTCAGATTCTTATTGATCGAATGCTTATGACTCATAGCAAAGTCGTGGTAATTAACGTCAGAGGCAACCATGATAGTGATATGGCCTGTCACCTTTCTAGCTGTATCGACCTTCTATACAGAAAAGAAAGCAGGGTTGAGGTGTTACCTAACTATTCTAAGTTCATTAGCTACCAATGGGAAAATAATCTGTTTGTATTCCATCATGGTGATAGAATAAAACACGAACAGATACTTCAAGCGGTAATTAAGAACCTTGATGATGAATGGGGTCAAAGCAAAAATAGATATTGCCACCTAGGGCATATCCACCACCATACCGCGAGGGAAGTAGGTTCTATGCACTTTGAACACTGGGGTAGCCTGACAGCTACAGACCAATGGCATAGTGATTCAGGGTATGGGGCAGAGAGATCAATGACTGCTGTTGTTTACCATAAAGATAGCGGTGAAGATTCCCGAGTCAAAGTGAAGGTTGGATAATGAGCAATGTTTTTAGATTTCCTGAAAGCGGTATCAAACTTATTCGTCTTTATTGTGATGACTGCAATAGCCCTCTTGAGTATTGGGTTTCTGATGACGGGGATTCTTATGGCCTATGTCACACTTGCGATCTTCATCAGCCTGACCAAATTATCCTCACAACTAAAAAGGTTCATTGATGGAAATACCACGAACTCAGGTTGGCGGGCATCATTACGCCAACAAGAAGATACAGCCGATTGAATACATCATGGCTAATAAATTACCTTTCTGCGAAGGCAATATTGTCAAATACATCACCAGATGGAAAGAAAAAGGTGGGGTGCTAGATTTGCAGAAGATTAAAGAATATTGTGATTTCTTGATAGAGGGGGAAAAGGATGGCCAAGAGGAAGAAGTCTACCGTAGCCCAAGAGGTTGAAAAAGCCGCCAAGCTACTCCAAAGACTGGTAAGACTGAAAGCGTCAGATGACAATGGGTATTGTTCCTGCGTGACCTGCGGGAAAGTCGATCATTATAAGAATATGCAGGGAGGGCACTTCATGCCTAGAGGCCGAACTGTATTCAAACTCTTTGAAGAAAACATTCACCCCCAATGTCCCCACTGTAATTGCTGGGGAATGAAGCAAGCCCACTATGTCTTGAAATACAGGGAGTACATGGTAGATACATACGGGGAACGCAGAATCAAAGCAATGGAGCGTCTAGCTTGGAGAGCGTCACCTAAGTTTGAAAGGGATGATGTCCTTCAGTTTTCAAGAAACCTCAAAGAGCAAATAAAAGAGGAAGAATGGAGGATAGGAGAAGCATAATCTTTTTTATCTTTTTTTAACAAAAAGGTTTACTTTTATGATTATTGAGCGCATGGTTACACCTCAATCAATAAATAAAGGTAATAAATTATGAAACTAGGAATTAATACAGGCTCTCTCGTCAACTACCTCTACTCACGTTACAACAACGAAGAAATCGAGATCAATGTTGGCGACCCAGCTACACTCACTGGCTGGACTGATCGTCATGCCGCTACAGTTTCTGGTCTATTCACTAAAGGAAAATACCAATACGTGGTCATTCAAGCAGATCACGCCGAAGTGGTTGGTGGAACTGGTTACGGTGATGAAGTCTACGAATATAGTCGTGACCCTGATGGCTCAGAGTCAACCTTCCGAATCGTTGACGGCTCACTAAAACCTGTTTACAAGAATCCTGAAACTGGCCGCTACGTCCAAGGTAATGGTGGCGCGTTCATTGGCCGCAGAGAGTCATACCGCGACCCTTCATTTTAATCAATCAACTGCCCCTTCGGGGGCTTTCCATAGGGGAATCTAATATGAAAAAAGCAATAGAAGTAAAGTTTCAAGAAATAGTCTTAGGGCTAGAACCTGAGTACAGAACCTGGGAAGGTGACTTAATCGACCTGAACGATACGCACAAGGATGCGTTCTGTTATTATTTTCTACTGAATATGCCGAGCTGGTGGGACGACTACCTCCCGCCTGTAACAATCAATCAGGCCGAGTTCTTAGACGAGCTCTACTGGAACTCAATGCAAACGCAGATATCATGTATGCTTCGAGAGGACATATACCTGAGCCTAGAGTCTACCTTGCGCGAGCTTGTGCAGGAAGCGTATGATGTGGCCTACAATATTCAACCAGAGGAGTTTGCCGGTTATGCCAGAGGACAATAAAGTGAAAGAGGCAATTAAAGAAGTGAATCAGTTAGCTGATAGACTTATTGCCGAAGCGCAAGGTTTGAAAGGCTGGCATAAAAGAAAAGCCAATCTTAGTTATGGTCACGTAGTGTTCTTATCAATTAGCTTTCTGATTGCTGGCCTGATATTCTAATTTCCCCCAAAGGCCGAGGTTACTTTGACCTTTTGACCCAGAATAGCCCACTGGGGAGCTGAAACGGGCTACTAATCCTGAGAGAGTGTTTGACCGTTTTCTGCGCTCTCTATTCCTCCCCTCCCCTGCTAGATTTGCTCTGTAGGGGATTTTCTATGCAACTAGGTACGCCAGTGGCGCAGTCATATATCATTATCGGTATGAAACTGATGATTAAGATTCATTTCCGATCGTAGGTGATTATCATTACAATGCCGCCCTAACCAACTAGGAGGCAACTGTGCTTATTTACATGATAATTTTTACCCTCATATCTCTAACTGCTGTGGCGGTAGACGACCTCAAATAATTTACAATTCCGTAACAAAAGATATACAATACCCTTTACTATCCACGTAGAGGGTATGGAAATGAGCGAAATCAACTTCTGTAAGCTAATTCTTGACTGCTATGATCTAGAGCTTATCCCAGAAAAAGCAGAACTTTCGGGGATAATAAATTCTTTTCTAAAAGAAGATGCCCCTGCCGAACAGACCCGCAGGGTAATGGCTGAGTGGTGCGAAAAGGTTAAACAGAAAGTAGAGCAGGTCACGGAAGAATCTGTGCGCCAGAAACTCGCTTCACTTCCCAATACTGAAGAAGTATTTGGGACTGAGCAATGATTCCAAAGAAAATACACCAAATCTATTTCAACCTGACAGGCAAAGAAATAGAGCAGTTCCCTATGTTCTTGAAAAGCAAGGAGATATGTCAGGGTTACAGCGACTATGAATACACTCTATGGAATGAAGAAAGTTGCAGAAACCTGATATCTGAACACTACCCTAGTTACCTAGATTTCTATGACGCGTTCCGCTATGAGATACAGAAGATTGATTTTGTCAGGTTCTGTATATTGCACCGCCATGGAGGGTTTTACATAGATATGGATATGTTTATCTTGAAGCCGCTAGACGCTTTGCGGGGGAAAGAGTTTGTATTCCACAATATACGTCACGTTAAAGAAAGATGGTCTTGGATAGAAAACGACTTCATCGGTTCTGTTCAGGGCTCAAGGCTCTGGGAATCCGCAATGAAAGAATGCGTGAAGAATTACAAAGAAAAAGAATCTATAGATATCTACGATATTTGGAAAGGCCGATTTGTTCTGCAAACTACAGGTCCGAGGTTTCTGTCAAGATTTATCAAGAAAGTAGCACCATCATATAAGCCCATGCACATCGCCCACACGAAGTGGAGCAAGGATGGCACAGAGCAATATTACATCGAAGACTTTAAAGCCAACACTTGGATAGACCACGACAAAAAGGTAGTGAAATGATAGCTGATGAAGATTTTAAGATTACACCCATAGAAGATATACACCCATATGAAAATAACTCAAGATTCCATAGCGAGAAGCAGATACAGCAGATAGCCAACAGCATTGATAAGTTCGGGTTCAATAATCCGATACAGGTTGATGAAAAAGGAATGATTCTATCTGGTCATGGTCGAATGTATGCCGCGCAGTTGCTTGAGTTAGACGAGGTGCCAGTGGTGACAGTAGAAGGGTTATCTGAGGCAGAAAAGAAAGCCTACATCATAGCCGACAATAAACTCAGCCTAAACTCTAGCTGGGATGATGTCGTACTAGAGCAAGAAATAGAAGCTATCAAGCTAGAAGGGTTAGACCTAGACATATTGGGCTGGGATGTCATACCTGACTTCGCTGGTGATCTTGACTACTCTATTCTTGATGACGACGACGATGACGCTGAACTTAATGAAATGACAAGGGATGTGAAGAAGGCTATACAGATAGAGTTCAACTCTGATGATTTTGAGGAAGCGCAGGAGGTTATCAAATTCTGGAGGCAGAAAGACGCATATGTCGGAGGCATTATCCTTGATTACCTTAGAAAAGAAATGAACAAACTGTGATAGTCTGTATCCCTAGCAAGGGGAGGCCTAAGACAAAGACCCACAAGATATTCGAAGATGCTGGTTATGATGTCTATCATTTTGTTGAGCCGCAGGACTATGAAAGCTACGATGCTGTAACAAATAGAGTCAATATCGGCAAGGATGATATGGGTATGACGTTCGTTAGAAACTTCATGCTTGATTGGTGTCGCCAGCAGAACCACGAATGGGCGTGGGTGTGTGATGACGATATCACCGCGTTCGGCATATACAACGGAAAGACTGTTCGCAAAGATGGTAGCATTCTCAAGGAAATTGAAAAGAAGGCGATGAAGCTTCCTTTTGAGATCGTAGGCATGAGTTTCGCCCAGTTCGCGTGGACTGAAAAGAAACGTCATAGTATCAACAGCAAGTTCGCGGAAGGTTGCGTTCTGCTCCACATATCTAAGATACATTGGAACTACAGGGAAAACACGAAAGAGGATAGGGACTTCTTATTGCAGTCTATTGAAAAAGGTAATGGTGTATTGCGGTTTAATCACTATTGGTTCAATACTCCCAAGATAGGTAGCAATGCAGGTGGTTTGCATGATTGGTACAAGACGAATAAAGACCATGACGCGGCGAGGAAAATGGCTATGACTTGGAGCCCATGGGTAACACTGAAGCAGAAGCCGGACAGGTTAGATATCAAGGCAGATATCAAGGGCTACGCTAAACACTGTATGAGGAAAGTGCTTTGAAAAAGTTACAGATGGAGATGGTAGAGCATGAAAGGCAAACTGGCTCAAGATGTGAATACATAGAGCCTAATGTCTGCGAATCAGCATATCTTTACGATGGAGATGAACTGGTTGGCCTCTATTTGCAAAGTGTCCCAGAAAAATACTCAAAACTCAAAAACCTGATGGCTTTGGCTAACAGGGAGTTCCTATCAGACAGAGTTCCTAAAGACCTGCTTGAGCGTTCCGATGTTATGAAGATACAGAAGCAACTGAATATAACGCGAGCACAGGCAAAGAAGCTGGGAACTGTTCAGCAAAGCACCATTATCGGCTCAATAGTCAAAAAACCGCATATGAGGCGGGACTATCACAACAGAAGTCGAGTACATGCTGTTGAAAGCGCAAAGCCATTCCTGAAAGCGATGCTCATGGCTTCTAGGGAGATGGGAAAGGTTATGGCTGACTATATGCCAGAACAGCACAAGGAGCATTCTGTCGCCGTTTCTAGTATTGATAACAAGTATAAGTTCGGGGACCTGTTTACCTCTAGCATCAGTAATTTCAACATATCCGCGCCATTCCATAGGGATAGAGCGAATGTGAAGCAGACGCTGAACTGTATATACACGCACAGACACAACGCAAAAGGTGGGTGTCTATATGTCCCAGATTATGACGCTTGCTTTGATATGCCGACAGGTAGTCTATTGCTATATCCTGCATGGAGGAATGTCCACGCAGTGACCCCTATCGTTCCAACCCATGACGGCGGGTACAGGAACAGCTTGGTTTTCTATGCGCTAAAAGGTTTTCTAAATGAGTGAAAAAGACAAGGGTGGCAGACCTGCGTTCGTATTTGAGCAAGATCAGATATCTAACCTTGAGCAGTTGGCTTCCTATCTCACCAAAGGCCAGTTGGCTGATTATTATGGGATAAGCGAGAATACTTTCCGCGCAGTAGAGGAGCGACAGCCGGAGGTTTCTGAGGCTTATAAAAAGGGAAGGGCGAAGCAGACTGTAAGAATGGCACAGAACCTAGTCAAGATGGCTATGGCTGGTAATGTTACAGCCGCTATATTCTATCTCAAGACTCAGGCAGGTTGGAAAGAGCAGGAAGCTGAGCCTCAAGAAATACCTCAAATCAACATAGTGGTGGATGGTCGTGCAACTAACGCTCCCGCAGAGTGAAATATTCTGCTCCAATGCTAGATTCCGATCTGTTGTCGCTGGAAGAAGGTTTGGAAAGACATTCCTGTCCACAGGCGAGATACTCAGGTTCGCCACACAAGGCAATAATAAGAACGTCTGGTATGTAGCCCCAACCTATGGCTCTGCTAAAGAGATTGCGTGGGATATGTTGATGGAATGCGTACCCGAAGAATACATCGCCCGAACAAACGAATCAGCCTTGAACGTGAAGCTGATCAATGGTTCATCAATATCTTTGAAGGGAGCAGAAAAGCCGAACAATCTGCGCGGACGAGCTTTGGACTTCGTTGTCCTTGACGAGTTTGCTGACATGAGGCCAGAGACTTGGTATGAGGTAATAAGACCATCCCTATCTGACAGGTTAGGCTCTGCGCTATTCATCGGTACACCGAAAGGAAGGAATCATTTCTATGACCTCTGGGCTTCCGGTATCAATGGCCTTGAAGGGTGGGAGTCATTCCAGTACACGACATTGCAGGGAGGGAATGTTCCTTCGAGCGAAATAGAGCAAGCAAAGCTAGACCTTGATGCCAGAACATTCAACCAAGAATATTGCGCTGAGTTCGTTACATATGCAGGTTTAATTTACTATGGGTTTAGTCGAGAGCATAGCGTATTTGATATGAATGACGATAATGGTACACTACACATAGGGATGGATTTTAACCTTGACCCCATGTCTGCCGTAATCTGCATTCGTAAAGGCGGGACGCTGTATGCAGTTGACGAGATAGTCATGTATGGGTCGAATACTGACGAGATGGTTGCGGAGATTGTTGACCGCTACCCTAATCGCAATATTATTATTTATCCAGACCCTGCATCAAGACAGCGGAAAACTTCCGCAGGTGGTCGCACTGATTTGTCGATCTTACAGAACGCAGGATTTAGCGTTAAGGCAAAAAAGTCACACGCAATGGTTAGGGATAGAATCAACGCTGTGAATAGTCGTTTACTGTCAGCAGATGGTGAGCGGCATTTGTTTGTCAGCCCGAAATGTAAGCAGACAATTAAGTCTCTGGAAAGACAGACCTACAAAGAAGGGACTAGCATACCAAATAAAGATGATGGTTTTGATCATATGAATGATGCCCTCGGTTATTTGGTAGAATACTTGTTCCCTGTTCGCACAGAATACGACACACCGCAACCCACAAGGTGGACTTGATGAAGACTATAGAAACAACTCACCCAGAATATGACAACAACAAGTCGCGCTGGGAATTTTATTTGCGTAGTTATATGGGGGGAGAGGATTACATTGACGGCGAATATTTGACTCGTTACGTCAATGAGGATAAGACAGAATATCAGCGCAGGTTAGATTTAACCCCGCTAGACAATCACTGCAAGAACATCGTCCATATTTATAGTAGCTTTCTCTGGCGAGTTCCTCCAACGCGCGGCTTCAACTCAGCCGCTGGCAATGTTGCTCTACAGCCTTTTATGAAAGATGCAGACCTAGACGGTCGTAGCTTTAATACTTTTATGAGACAGGCGCAGATTTGGTCTAGCGTATATGGCCACGTTTGGTTGATGATGGATAAGCCCAAATCACAAGCGGGCACAAAAGCAGAAGAACTGGAGCAGGACATTCGCCCCTATGTAACAATGTTCACCCCAGAAAACGTTCTGGACTGGGAATACGAAAGAACCCCATCTGGCCGCTTTGAACTTTGCTATTTAAAGCTACGCGAATCAGTCATCCGAGTTGACGATACGACCACAGAATCTTTTTACAGAATCTGGAAAAAAGACTCGGTAGAGTTATGGCATGAAGTCAACGAGTCGGAGCGCATGGTAGAAAGCGAAGACAACCCGCTTGGTAAAATCCCTGCTGTGTTTTTGCCCGCTCAGAGGTCAGTGATTAGAGGCATTGGTATTAGCGATATTGCGGATGCTTCCTACATGCAACGCGCTGTCTATCAGGAGTTGTCAGAAATAGAGCAATTGATTCGCATTAGTAATCACCCTACTTTGGTAAAGTCATTCGGTACGGATGCTAGTGCTGGTGCTGGCGCTGTCATTAATATGCCAGACGATATGGATGCCAGCCTCAAGCCATACCAGATACAGCCGAGCGGTCAAAACCTAGACGCTGTTAGAAACTCCATCAAAGACAAGGTAGAGGCAATAAACCGGATGTCCCATATGGGTGCAGTTAGAGGCACTCAGGCGATGACTCAGTCAGGCGTTGCTATGCAGACAGAGTTTCAGATGCTGAATGCAAAGCTGGCAGAGAAGGCTGATATTCTGGAATTGGCAGAAGAGCAGTTGTGGGTTTTATTTTGTAACTGGCAAGACATTACCCCTGACGTTGATGTTTTCTACCCTGACGCATTCGATCTAAGGGACTACGAAAAAGAGCTTATTTTCTTACAGCAGATGCGATCTACAGGCGTAAAGTCACAGACCCTGATGCAAGAGATAGACAAAAAGATCAGCGACCTTATTCTTGATGACGAACAGCTTGCTAAAGCCCATGCAGATATTGAATCTAGTTCTTTAGTTCTTGGCGACTTTGAAGGCGATACGGAACTGTAATGTCTATAGACGTTGACGCACTCAATGAGGTTTTAAAGCAAGCAGACCAGCATCAAGAGAGACTGGCGCGCGCTTTGGTTACTTTGGAAAGTCGAATAAATGAAATCATGGCTGGCGCACCGCTGGATGACGGCAACCTGTTCGATCTTGAGTGGGCGGTGAATGCTAGGGTTGAATTGCGACAGGCAATAGAGCAGGAATACTTGACAGAAATTGATCAGATCATCAGGGATTATCAGGAGGTGGCCGATACCGCTCTGGCTGTTGTTAGCGCCTCCAGTGACCTAGCCAAGATAGATCAGAACATAATCAGGCAACTTCAAACCTTATCTTTTAAAGGGTTTGAGGATTTAGGCCAAGAGTTTCTGGACGCAGTGTCGAAGCAGATATATGAATCAACCCTTGTTGGAGTATCGTTTGCCGACAGCCTAAATATAATCAAAGCATCTGTCTCTAAAGACTTAGGGAGATATGCAAGCGTGGCCCTGCATGATGGCCTGATGGGTTTTTATTCAAACATAAACACCAAGATTGCCCTTGATGCTGGGGCCACTGAGTGGAAATACTTTGGCGCTGACGACGAATCTACCCGCGAGTTTTGTGATAGGCACGTTGGCAAGACGTACAACAAAGAAGAGATAGAAGAGATTTGGCAGGGTTCGTGGGCTGGTAAGAAATCCAGCAACGCATTCGCAGACAGGGGCGGCTACAACTGCCGTCATCATTGGCAAGCAATATTCGAGGGATAAATAATGCCTTATCATGACAAAAGCAAAAAGAAGAAAAAGAAGAAAACGGTTAAAAAATAACCAATTGTGATAAACTTAATTTTCACCAATACTCTTTAAGAGGCCGTAACATGAGCGACGACATCATGGAAACACAAGCAGAGACTGAAACTGCGGCAGTAGAAAGTCAGGAAACTAAGACATTTACACAGGAAGAACTCGACCGAATTGTTGCTGATCGAGTCGCAAGAGAGCAAAGAAAGTTTGAGAAGCGACTGTCAGGCGTTGACCTTGACGAAGCAAGAGATCTGATGGCACAGAAAGAAGCCGCAGAACTTGAGCGACAGAAAGAGCGAGGTGACTTTGATTCTATCCTGAAAAAGACTGTCGAAAAGAAAGACATGGAGATACAGAGTTACAAGAGCAAGCTACAGCAGACCCTAGTTGATGGGGCGATACTGGGAGCGGCATCTAATAATAACGCTGTTTCGCCGGAACAGGTTTCATCTCTACTAAAAAGCAACACTCGATTGTCAGAGGATGGCACGGTTGAGGTGCTAGACGGAAACGGTACGCCGCGCTACAATGACAGCGGTGATCTGTTATCAGTCAACGAGATGGTATCGGAATTTTTAACTGCTAACCCGCATTTTGTCAGAGCCTCCCAGGGTGGCACTGGCTCTCAGGGCAACGCAGGTGGCTCTACACAGAAGCCTCAATCTGTGGCAGATATGGTTGCAAACTGGGGTCAGGGTGGCAAAGAAGCATTTGCCGCTATGAAGCGAAAGTAACCACAAACCACTATTTAATTTTATTTTGAGGATTTATCATGGCCGCTACAACTTCAACTACTCTTGACGACTTGTTTGTCAATATTATCGCTCAGGCTCGTTTTACCGCCGAAGAGCAATCTCTAATGATGGGTCTTGTGACTCAGTACAACATCGGCGCACAGGCTGGCAAAACAATTCAGGTTCCTAAGTATCCTGCAATCGCCGCCGCTGATTTGACTGAAGGCACAGATATGTCTAGCACCACTGTTTCTACTTCTTCAGTTTCTGTAACTGTTGGCGAAGTAGGCGCACAGGTTCTGCTGACTGACCTTGCCGCTATGGGCGCTGGAAACCCTGCTGATGAGTTGGGTACTGTTCTTGGTAACGCTATCGCTACTAAGATCGACAAAGACCTTATCGCACTGTTTGACGGCTTCTCAGGCTCTATCGGTACTGCTGGTGCTGAAATCACAGTTGCTGACTTGTTTAAGGCCGCCGCTACTCTGCGCGCCAACAAAGTTACTGGCGTGATTAACGCTGTAGTCCACCCTTATCAGGCGTACGCTTTGAAAGCTAACCTGACCAACACCTTTGCTAACCCTAATGGTGGCGACTTGCAGAACGAAGCAATGCGCAATGGTTACGTTGGAACTATCGCTGGCATCAATGTTTACGAGTCTGCGAACGTCGAGATTGACGGCGATGGCGATGCAAAAGGTGCGGTATTCGCTCCAGAAGCTCTTGCAATTGCTATTAAGCGTGACTTCAACATCGAGCCACAGCGCGACGCTTCAAACCGTGCGTTTGAGTTGAATGCTACCGCAATCTACGGTGTAGGCGAGTTGGACGACAGCTTCGGCGTTGAAATGCTTTCTGACGCTGTACTGTAAGCAAGTGACAATAGATGCCCCCTTCTCGGAGGGGGTTATCTTAAGAGGTTTATATGGCAATAACGTATCGCGGTGAAAGGTTCGAGGGCTACAACAAGCCAAAGCGAACAGCTAAACATCCAGACAAAAGCCATGCCGTACTCGCCAAAGAAGGCGACAAGGTACGATTGATTCGTTTCGGACAGCAAGGCGCAGACAATAAGCCGCCACGAAAGAACGAAACAGAAGCAGACAAAGCAAAGCGTAGAGCATTTAAGGCGCGTTTCGCAAAAGATATTGCGAGAGGCCGAAAAGACAAGACCGCATCGGCGGCATATTGGTCAGACTTGGTGAAGTGGTGATATAGATGGCATTTAGCACAGACGCAGATTTAGTAGATTTGGTACCAGACATCTTACAGTTGGGCATTACTGCATTTACCGATGAGCATCCAAAAGCGCAAGCAGACATTGAGCGCGAATTGCGCATTAAGTGGTGGCCCAGAAAAGGGATTGCCGGTGAGATGGACGATAGCAAGCTGACGGATAGCCAGTTTACTCGTTGCGCGTCTTACCTTGTGCTGTGGCGCTATGCACTGCCTCAGCTTACAAACTGGGTTGACGGCGACAGATTTACCAGCATGATTGATTTTTACAAGTCTCGGTATGGCGAGGAATTGCAAGACATACTCAGCGATGGCGTAGAGTATGACGCAGATGGTGACTCGGTTATTCAGGACGATGA